ACCTAGACAACTACTTTGAGATATACAAATGGTTGAAGGGTCTTACTAACCCCATGAACACAGGAGATTTTCAGAAATATATTGATGCTGTAGATGAGAAAGGTAGGGATACTGACTTTACAAAAACCATGTCAGATGCTAGACTATTAGTATTGAACAGTAATTATAACAGTATTGCTACAGTTAATTTCTTTAACATATTTCCTACGAGTTTAACCACTCTAGAGTTTGATGCATCAGCAACAGACATCAATTACTTTACAGCAGAAGTTAATTTTAAATATACTATCTACGAGATTACGGATAAAGATCAGAATAAAGTATGAATCTAGAAACTTTGAATGATATGTGGGAGAAAGATTCTCCTTTAGATGATGAAAAACTAGACCACGACTCGTTATCCATACCCAAATTACATGCTAAATATTTAAGACTTTACAATAACTTTGTCACTCTCAGAGATCAGGCAGAGTTAGAAGTGAAGCGTACTTACCGTGACAGGTGGGAATACTATACAGGGAAATCGGAAAAACCTTTTCCAATGAAACTGATCAAGACAGATGTAGCAATATATCTGGAAGCAGATCAAGAATATCAAAAGAGTGTCCTTAAGGCAAAGTATTTAAACCAGATGGTCGAAGCAATCAAGACCATTCTCTCGGCAATTAACAACCGTTCTTTCCATATAAAGAATGCGGTTGAGTTCGCCAAGTTCCTTAAAGGATATGAAATCTAATGTATTCATTCAGAAAAAGAATGAAGTTTATTTGACAGTTCAATGCGAACCTCATGTACAGCATGAGTTAGCAGACCAATTTACCTTTGAGGTGCCAGCTGCGAAGTTCATGTCAGCTTACAAAAAGAGGTATTGGGATGGAAAAATCAAACTCTTCAGTCCTGCTACAGGTGAGATATATGTTGGTCTTCTACCTTACATTATTGCATTTTGCGAAGAGAAAGGATACGAGGTTATCCATAGAGACAATGAATACTATGGTCTTCCATCAGAGATGGATGAATTCGTTACCCCTCAAGGAATAGGAGATTACATAGAGACTCTCAACCTACCGCATAAGGTCAGAGACTATCAGTACAAGGGAATATACGAAGCACTCAGACACAAAAGAAAACTATTACTGTCTCCCACTGGTTCTGGTAAGTCCTTAATGATCTATGCACTCACTAGATTCTGGACACTCAAAAATTTAAAAACACTTATAGTAGTTCCTACTACATCTCTGGTAGAACAGATGTACAAGGACTTCAAGGACTATGGATGGGATGTAAAGACTCATTGCCATAGAGTCCGTGGTGGTATAGAACCCGCTACTGACAAGGATGTGACAATAACCACATGGCAGTCAGTATACAAACTACCAAGACAGTTCTTTGAGGACTTCGGTGCTATCATAGGTGACGAAGCACATCTATTCAAAGCAAAGTCTTTGACCAGTATCATGAATAAATTGTATGACTGTAAATACCGCGTTGGTTTTACAGGTACGCTTGATGGTACAGAAACAAATCGCTTAGTGCTCGAAGGTGTATTTGGCACAGTCAATAAGGTTACTAAGACAGAAAAACTTATTAAGGATGGGCACCTTTCTAAATTTCAGATAAAAGTATTAATACTAAAGCATAAGATAAAACCATTTGATACCTACCAAGAGGAGATGGACTATCTTGTAGAGCATCAGCAAAGAAATAAGTTCATACGTAACCTAGTTTGTGACCTATCTGGTAACACACTCGTCCTGTTCAACTACGTTGAACGGCATGGTATGCCACTTTTTGAGTTGATAAATAGCAAGGTAGGGGATAACCGTAATGTCTTCCTCGTCCATGGTGGTATAGATACTGAGGATCGTGAGAAGGCAAGACAGATTGCCGAGACTACAACTGATTCAATTATAGTGGCGTCTTATGGGACTTTCAGCACTGGTATTAATATTAGGAATTTACATAATGTTGTCTTTGCATCGCCTAGTAAAAGCAAGATAAGAAACTTACAATCAATTGGTAGGGTTCTTAGAACTAGCACAAACAAAACAAAAGCAACTCTTTATGACATAGCAGATGATATGTCTAAAGGTCGCAAGAACAATTACACACTAAATCATCTAGTTGAAAGAGTTAAAATATATAATGAAGAAAACTTTGATTATGAATTCATTGATGTCCCAATCAGAGAGAACAATGGATAAAGTAGAATTTCTAGCAGCAATCAAACTGGTATCGGGAGAGGAACTACTCTCTATGGTGACATCTGTTCATGATGAGAACGGAGACTATATCATTGTAGAGAACCCAATAGAAGTAGAAGAAGTTATAATGCCAAACAAACAGGCGGGTGCAAAAGTACAACCTTGGATGAAGTTCTCAAGAGAAGAACAGTTTGTTATTCCCAAAGAACATATCATTACAATCGTTGAAGTAACTGAAGAGGTGGCAATCTTTTACCACATGTCTCTAAGGAAATTGAACAGTGACTTTATAACTGACGCTAAGGGTAAAATCTCTACCGTTGATGAAGCTCGTATCAAACTTGATAAGATCTTTAAAAAAGGTTCTTAAATGTCCCTTGAATTCGCACACTCATAGTGTAATGCTTTTTTGACATCTTGTCAACCCCCCGCTTGACAGCAGGGTTTTTTTGTTATAAAATATAAACATAACGTACAAAATACATGAAACGTAAAAGAGTTGTATCGGAGCATTATGTAAACAATAAAGAATTCTTAGAAGCACTTGTTGTATTCAAAGCGAAATGTCTTGCTGCAAAGGAAGCGGGTGAACAGCGTCCGCAGATCAGCAATTACATTGGAGAATGTTTTTTAAAGATTGCTACACATCTATCATACAAACCAAACTTTGTCAATTACATGTTCCGAGAGGATATGATATGTGATGGCATTGAAAACTGTGTGCAATACATAGAAAACTTTAACCCAGAAAAATCTAAGAACCCCTTTGCTTATTTTACTCAGATAATATATTATGCGTTTCTACGTAGAATACAAAAAGAAAAACGTCAGTTGGAAATTAAGAATAAGATACTAGACAAGTCTGGTTACGAGGTTGCCTTCCATACAGATGACAAGTCAGGTTCCTCAGACTATAATACAATTAAGGAGAACGTGCAGATAAAAATTAAATGACCTATCCTGTGACAATCGTTGATAATTTCTTTGACGATCCTGATGCTGTCGTAGAGATGGCAGAGGGCATGCAATATTATAATCCTAATACTGGTAACTGGCCAGGTACAAGAACTAAACAAATCTATGTTGAGAACTCAAGGTTCTTTGATATGTTTGGTAGTAAAATACATAATCTATTTTACGAGAGTCCTCCAGAATATTGGAATTTACAATGCCACTTTCAAAAGATTATGCCATTCTGTGAGGAGAAATATTCCAACAGAAATCGTGGGTGGATACATCAAGATCATGATACGTGGTTTGGTGGCATAGTATATCTGACAAAAAATCCAGAGTCAGACACAGGAACATCTATTTACAAGACAAAGAATGGATGGTCTTTTCAAAAACGAGAAGAACTTAACATGAAAGAGAGACTTTACAAAAGTGAAATTATAGATGATAATGAATACGAAGAAGCATTCAATGCAATGAGAGATCAGTACGAAGAGACAGTTAGTATAACAAACGTCTATAATAGATTTGTTTTATTCAATGGTGCTACTCATCATGGTGTGCAAACTTTTGGAACTACTCCTAGATTAACTTTAAACTTTTTTGGTATGGGACAGTATGGTAAATTACCACCACTATTAAGAGCAAGATGAAGATAGCAATAATAACAGATCAGCACTTCGGTGCAAGGAAATCTAGTCGTGTCTTCCATGACTTCTTTAATAAGTTCTATACAAATACATTCTTTCCTACCCTAAAAAAACGCGGGATCGACACAGTATTAGACTTGGGAGATACCTATGACAATCGTAGGACTCTAGATCTATGGGCAGCAAACTGGAGTAAGACAGAATACTTTGATAAGTTAAGAGAAATGGGTATCACAGTTCATTCTCTTGTAGGTAATCACACAGCATATTTTAAAGATACAAATGACGTTAATACTCTTGATGGTATTATTGGCGAGTATAATAATATTCATATCTACGATAAGGCAACAGAGGTAGAGATAGGTGGGTTGCCTATTCTATTCATACCATGGATCAATCAACAGAACTCAGAAGAAACTTATAAAAAGATTGAAGATTCTAAATGTCCTGTAGCAATGGGTCATCTAGAACTCAATGGTTTTGAAGCACATCGTGGTTATATCATGGATCATGGTGACAGCACAGCACCATACAGACACTTTGAAAAAGTATTCTCAGGTCACTTCCATCGTAAGAGCACTAGAGGTAACATATCATACCTAGGTAATCCATACCAGATCTATTGGAATGACTATAGAGATCAACGTGGATTCCATATCTTTGACACTGAGACATTAGAACTAGAGTTTATAAAAAATCCATATGAAATATATGAAAAGATATATTATCATGAGGACAATATACAATCAGGTATGTTTAAGTATCATGAATATACTCAGAAGTTTATTAAGATCATTGTAGAAAAGAAAACTGATACAGATAAGTTTGAAAGATTTATTAGTAAGTTGTATGCTGCAGGAGTTCATGAGATTAAAGTCATAGAAGATCCATCATTTGAACAGGATCTAAGTGAGGAAATAGATATAGAGAAAGAAGATACTCTGACAATATTAGAGAGGTATGTTGATGACATGGAACATTCTGATAAGGATGCATTAAAAAATATACTCAAGTCATTATATGTTGAGGCACTAGAGTTAGTATGATGTATATCCTTGCAGTTACAGGTAAAGAGAAGGAGGGTGCTTACGCTGTAGATGAGAATAATAAACGTAAAGTTTACATGTTCCTTGACAAAGACGACGCAGTACGCTATGCTGGCCTTCTGGAAGCTGATGACTTTCCAGATATGTCAGTTGTAGAAGTCAATGATCAAGAGATCATAGAAGCTTGTGTTAAACATGGACATGAATATTATGTTGTCACCCCTGACGATATAGTAATTCCTCCTAGGTAATAATTTTTGTCTGAATGATTATTTTTAAATCTGTACGTTGGAAGAATTTTCTTTCAACTGGTAATGTCTTTAGTGAAATACAGTTAGATACAAGTCCTGCTACATTGATAGTCGGAGCAAATGGTGCGGGTAAATCCACATTCTTGGATGCCATGTGCTATGCGTTATTCGACAAACCTTTTCGTAAGATAACCAAAGGGCAATTGGTTAATGCTGTGAATGAAAAGGATTTATTAGTTGAGTTAGAATTTGCTATTGGTTCACGTGAATACATGGTACGCAGAGGGCGAAAACCTAATCTGTTTGAAATCTATCTCAATGGTGAAAAAACTAAGGAAGAAGCATCTACCTTAGAACAGCAAAAATATCTGGAACAAAGTATTCTGGGGTTGAATTATAAATCATTTACTCAGGTGGTGGTCTTAGGATCATCTTGCTTTGTTCCATTTATGCAACTCACTCCTCCCAACAGGAGAGAAGTTATAGAAGATCTTCTAGACATTCGTATCTTCTCCACTATGAATGGTATTCTAAAAGAACGTTGTAAAGGTATCAGGGAGAATATTAGAGAGGTAGAATATCAGTTTGAACTAGCAAAGAATAAGGTTGAGACACAACAAGCATTGATTGAACATCTTAAAGAACAATCAAATGCAAACACTACAAGACGTAAGACAGAGATTAAAAGTATTGAGAAAGAGATACAAGATATTACAATTGTTGTAGATAAAGATCTCGACTTGTCTAAATCATATGAAGAGTCCCTAGTGGAATATCAAACGGTTGATACTGATTTGTCACAACTCCGTATCTATGAGAGTAGATTCAAAGACAAACAAAAAACATTTAAAAAAGAGTACAAAT